AAGAGATCAGATATGCTGCACAGGAATTGGAGATGGCCCTTGGTGGGGTTTACTCCGTGTTATCTCAGGAGTTCCAAGTACCATTAGTTAAACTATTATTAGGACGGATGGAAGAAGAGAAGAAGATGCCTAAGTTCCCTAAAGAAACTCTCAAGCCACAGATTGTTACTGGTATTGAAGCTCTTGGTAGAGGACAGGATCTTAATAAACTATCCACGTTCCTTCAGTATATGCAACCACTTGGACCTCAAGCAATTGCACAGGAACTTAACGTACCTGACTACATTGATAGACTTGGTGCATCACTTGGTATTGATACAGATGGTCTTATTAAGACTCAGGAACAAAAGATGATGGAGATGCAGAGATCACAGCAAATGCAACAAGATCAACTCATGGATCAGACTATGAGTAAAGTTGCGGAACGTGCTGTAGGTAATCCTGAAATGATTAAGAGTGTACAAAAGTACGCTGAACAACAACAACAAGAAGGACAAACATAATGGCTGGATATATGTCTCTTGAAAATATTAACAAGAGAGTACAGAAAAAAAGTAAAAATCTTTTTGGAGGAAGAGATAGCGTATCAAGATCTTTTGAAGAAGCATTCTCTAAAGCTAGAAAGCAAAAGAAAAAAGAGTTTACTTGGAGAGGAAATACATACAAAGCAAAACTTGATACTGAAGCAATAGCAGCAGTAGAAAAACTTAGTGGATCAACTGGTGAAACTTTTAATAAAGCATTAAGACAAATAAGAGTTGACCACGGTATTCCAAATAAAAATAAAAAGAAAAGTAAGTAATGGATTTAGTTGAAAGATCATTAGCACTTAAAAACAAAGAAAAAAAGTAAACAGTAATGGTTGACACAGCAATAGTAAATGTAGACGAAGAAGTTAATCCTCTTGAAGATGCAGGACACGTTCAGGAGATGTTACAAAAAGCAGAAGGAAATGTTGATGTAAGTGATAGACCTCAATGGTTACCTGACAAGTTCAATTCACCAGAGGATCTAGCTAGTGCATATCAACAATTAGAGAAGGAGTTTCACTCCAGACAACAAGAGGAACCTAATGAAGTATCTAAAGATGAAGCGTTAGAACAAGTTCAACAGGCAACCAGTGAACAAATGTCAGACTTCTTAGCTTCACGTGACTTAGATTATACTAAGTTTGAAGAAGAGTTTAGAGACAAAGGTGGGTTGTCAGATGAAGCGTATGATGCTTTAGAGAAAGCTGGAATATCCTCTGATTTAGTAGATAGTTATCTTAATGGACAGATGGCAGTTGCATCTCAGTTAGAGAACGCAGTGTATGAATCTGTAGGTGGAGAAGATAGTTATAAAACAATGGTAGAATGGGCATCGGATAACTTAACAGAAGATGAAGTTAATGCCTATAATGTCATGATGGAGTCTCCAGACCAAGGGACTATAATGTTTGCTGTTAACGGTTTAGCTTCTAGGTATAACGGAGCAAACAGTAGCAACGAACCACAGTTGTATAGTGGCACTGGTGGTCAAGTGTCAGGGAATCGTTTTAATTCCACACAAGAACTGTCTAAAGCAATGTCAGATCCAAGGTACAAAACTGACCCTGCATTTAGACAACAAGTAACTGAACAATTAGCACGTTCAGACATTTTTAATTAAGGCATAAAGTTTACAGAAACAAGATATTAGTCTTTGCCCTCTGCGGAGGATAACGCTGTACCAGTTCTTGTTGAGTGATGTACATGCTATTTAACACTTAATAAGGATTATTTCTTATGGCCGATTTTCAAGACGCTTCTGCTGAATATACTAGTATTAGAAGTGGTTTACGTAACGTAGGTGCTGGACATACTAGTAGAGAAGGTTCAGATGCCAGAGAACTCTTTTTAAAATTGTATGCAGGGGAAGTAATTACTGCGTTCCAGACTAGGAACGTAGCGTTACCTTTGTTTAGAACTCGTACAATTTCAAAGGGTAAACAAGCCCAGTTTATTATGACGGGTAAATACCGTGATGCAGCTTATCACACCCCAGGTAACAGGATTGCACCAGATGCTAACGCAAAGCATTCTGAGCGTATTGTTACCATTGATGACTTATTGATTAACGCTCAGTTTGTTCCTCAGATTGACGAGGCAATTCAGCATTATGATGTAAGAAACGTGTACACTCAGGAAGCAGGATATGGTTTGTCTAAAGTTGCAGACCAGAACGTGCTCCGTATGCTCACAAAAGCAGCGTTGACTACTAACGTAGAACGTGCGAACAAACTTGTACAAAACTACAAGTATTTTGATGAAGAAGACTTCACAAGAAACATTACCATTGGTGCTTCTAATGGTGATGCTCGTAAGCCTAAGTTCATCTCTAAAGCTATCATGGATGCCAAGCGTGTTCTTGAAAAAGCTGGAGCACCTCTTGATGGTATCTACTGCTTAATGGGTACTGATACGTACTATGACCTATTCGATTTTACATCCTCAACAAACGCAATGGATTATGCGGTTTTCAATAAGGATGTAGGTGGAACAGGAGCAATGGGTGCAATGCAAGCACCAACAATTGCTGGTATTCCAATTGTCACTACTCCACATTTCGGTTCTTATGCTGGAACAGGATCTACGGACACTTGGAGTTCTTCTATCTTTAACAATAGTGATGGATCAAGTCTTCAGACTAATGCTCCACTTGCAGCTACAGTAGGTTCAGGTCGTGCTACTGCATATAACCTTCCTGGAACATATAATGCGACTGTTAACGGTGGAAGTAACACTGGTGCTGTTGGTGGTACTGACGGAACCTCGTCTGTAGTCCTTACCACTGAAATGAATAAGATTCGTTTCTTTGTTTGCAGTCAGGATGCTGTTGCCACAGTAAAACTCATGGATCTCGCTGTCGAGTCAGAGTATCAAATTGACCGACAAGGGACTTTACTCGTTGCAAAATATGCGATGGGACATGACGTTCTTCGTCCTGCTATGGCAGTTGCCTGTTTATCTACTTCAGCAACTCTGTAGTCAACCATAGGGACACTAGGTATTACTTGGTGTCCCTTCCCTTTTTACAAAAGAATAATAATGTCAACTAGCCCAACTACTAAACTGGAAGCCGTGAACATTATGCTATCCAGTATTGGTGAAGCACCTGTTAACAGTCTCACTAGTGGACTAGAAGATGCAGAACTAGCAGAAACTATTTTAGGTAGTGTTAGTCGTGATGTTCAATCTAAAGGATGGACATTTAATACAGATCTTAAATATACACTATCCCCAGATTCCGTTACAAAAGAAATTAGTATTCCTGACAACTGTTTAAGAGTTGATACACGTGGAACTGTAAGAAGTTCTTCAAGTGATATAGTAGAACGAGGAAGAAAATTATACGATAGAGTAAATAATACTTCTATATTTAGTTCATCACAAATAGTAGACATAGTATTTAATCTTGAGTTTACAGATATTCCTGAAGTTGCACGTAGATACATAGTAATTAGATCAGCAAGAATATTCCAAGATCGTGTACTTGCTTCTACTAGTATCCACGGTTTTCAATTAGAAGATGAGAGAGCAGCATGGATGGAACTACAAGATCATGAAGGTGAAATTGCGGATTACAATATCTTTGATAACTATGATACCTTTAGTGTAATAGATAGAGGTATGTATAGTTCCAGTAATATAACTAATACAACTTCAGCAACGAGTAGCTAATATGCCATTAGTATCAAGTGCTATTCCTAATTTAATTAATGGGATTTCACAGCAACCACCTACGCTACGACTAGCTACACAAGGTGAGGTACAAGATAATGGACTTTCTTCCGTAGTCAAAGGACTAGAGAAACGACCAGCATCTCAGCATCTAGCTTCTATAACTGGTATATCAAGTCCAGATAGTGCTTATATACATACAATGCAACGTGATGATGAAGAAGCATACGTAGCAGTAATAACACATGGAAGTATTAAAGTGTATGATCTACTTGCCAAACATACACCTTATGGACAATCTACTAAAAGTATAGGACAGTCAATACCAGTGTACCCAAATAGTACACCTTCAGGAACAGTAAGCAGTACGTACCTTAATGTAGCTTCTGGTAATACTGCTGCTGATACTTTTGGTGCAACTACGGTTGCTGACTATACTTTTATAACTAATAAAACTACAACTGTAACACAAAGCACAAGTACATTAGTACATGAAAGACCTTATGAAGCATTACTATATGTAAAGAATGGTGACTATAAATCTAAATACAAAGTAGTCATATCGTTTACTGCAAGTAATGGAAAAGTTTATAATTATGAAGTGTCTGCTTCTACTCCATCTGGAATTATAAAGACAACAAGTTCTGGTTCTGGTACTACTACTGCTACTCAGCAAAACAACCAAGCAACTATATCAACTCAAAATATTTGTGACGGTCTTACTGGGGGAACTGTAACTTCATCTCAGTTAGGTACTATAGATTCTATTGTTGTATCAGCTAAACACCTTACAACTGCTCACATACAAACTGAGAGTAATTGGGCTACATCAGATTCTACTGCTTTACCAGCAGATGAAGCAAATTCATTCTCTGTAACATATACAGCAGATACTAATTTTATATATGTAAAATCAATTGCTAAAAACTTTAAAGTAGAAGTATCAGATGGACATGGTGGAGAAGACTTTGAAGCAATTGTAGGACATAAAGAAGTTAGTTCATTTGGAAGACTTCCTTCTAATTTACCTAAACATTTAATAGATGGATATAGCTCAGGTACAGTTGGGTTTACTGCAAGTGTCACTGGAGACAACCAAAAGGCACAAGATGATTACTATGTTTACTGGAACGGTGATGCATGGAAAGAAACAGTAAAACCTAAATATCCTAGCGAGTCTGCGGATACTACACATAGAGTAGCTTTTAACTCTAGTACAATGCCACACCAGTTACGTAAGGCATTCCATAGTGACGGTAAAGTATTCTTTATATTTGAAGAAGCTCCTTGGCTTAACAGAAAGGTAGGTGATACAACAACTAATCCTTTTCCATCCTTTGTAGACTTTACGATTAACGATGTATTCTTTCACCGTAACAGACTAGGTTTCCTAAGTGATGAAAATGTAATCTTTAGTGAAGCAGGAAGTTACTTTAACTTCTTTTCAATTACAACATTAACTATACTTGATAATGAACCTATAGATGTAGCAGTAAGTAATAACCAAGTATCATTATTAAAGTATGCAGTTCCATTTAACGAAGCATTAATTATCTTTAGTGACCTTCAACAATTTAAATTATCAGCACAAGATATACTTACTCCTACTTCAGTATCCATTGATGTTACTACACAGTTTGAAGCATCAACTAAAACCCCTCCTGTCCCTGCTGGAAGATATGTGTTCTTTCCGTTTGTAAGAGGTGACTACTCTGGTGTACGTGAATACTTTGTTGACATACAGTCAGAGACTAGTGATGCACAAGAAGTAACTACACATGTACCTCAGTACATTGAGGGTGATGTAGTAAAGATGATAGGTAGTAGTAATGAAGATATGCTTGCTGTACTAGGTGAAACTAATAAAAAGCATTTATACATATACAAGTATTATTGGGCAGGAGAAGAAAAACTTCAGTCCTCATGGTCACGTTGGGTATTCGATGCTGACATACTTAACATGGGATTTATTGGTTCTGATATAATATTACTTTTTAATCGTAGTGGAACTTTGTATTTAGAGAAAATAACTCTATCTACTGATCCATCTACTTTAGTAATGGATGATAATATACCAGTATTGTTAGATAGAAGAGTTAAACTTACATCAAGTAGTTCTTCACTTCCATACTCAGATGCAACTGGAGTTCAGTATATAAGTTCTAATGGTAGAATAGTAGCAAGTACTGATGTAGCAACTGAGGTAGGTGCAGGACGAAGTGTATATGCTGGTATACCTTATACTTTTAAATATAGAGTGTCAGAACAGATCCATAAAAATAATAATGTAGCAGTAAATGCTTCAAGATTACAGTTACGTAATATGACACTAAGCTATAATAATACTGGGTTCTTTAAAGTAGAAGTAACTCCAGATAAACGTACTACTAGAACAAATACTTTTTCAGGTGTAGTTGTAGGGAGTACAGTGTTACATCAACAAGATTTACTTAGTGGTACTTATCGTTTTCCCATACTCGCAAAGAGTGATAAAGTTCAAATAGAAGTAAAGAACGACAAGCATCTTCCATGTGTCCTTCAGTCAGGAGAATGGGAAGGAATGTTGGTTGTGCGTTCAGATAGAGTCTAATAGATAGTTATTACAGACCTTCTAAAGAAGAAGATATTTATCCTATTGCGTTCTTAATGCGTGATGAAGATAAGAAGGAGGTTTGGTCTTCTCATGGTATGACTCCATTAGAAGCAATGAAATTTTGTTACGATACTTCTAAAGCTGAGTGTAACACTATTATGCACAAAGGTAATGTATGTGCAATGTTTGGTGTTGCACCTTCTCCTGACGGTAATGTAGGTCATCCTTGGCTACTAGGTAACGAGTACTTTAAAGATGTACCTAAGATAGCGTTTGTTAAACAAAGCAAACAATTTGTTAAAGACCAAGTAGATAAGTACGGATGTCTTACTAACTATGTACACTTTGAAAACACTGTGTCTATACAGTGGCTAAAATACATAGGGTTTTCTATAACAAAACTAATAGAAGATTACGGAGTTAATCCAGAACCATTTTATGAATTTGTAAAGGTAAAAGATGTGTGTAACAATGCCAGTAGGAATAGCGTTAGCACAACTAGCGATAACAGTAGCAGCAACATCACAACAACTTAAAGCACAAGAACGAGCTACAGATCAACAGAACAGAAGGTCAGAAAAGAACCAAGATATAGCTAACAAAAGTTACTTGAGTAACATATCAATGTTAGCAGAAAAGAACAGAAGAATAAATGATGCAAAAGATATAGCAAGAGAACAAGCTGGTAACAAAATACTTGATCAAGAAGTGGCTGCACTTCAAGCAAAAGGTACTGCAACTGTATCTACTTTAGAAGCTGGTATAGAAGGTAGAGCATTAACTGCACAAGTTGGTGATTTAGAGAGACAGAAGATTACTAATGTAGGAAGTATTAATAGAGACTTTGATATTACTATGGGTAACTTTGGTAACCAACAATCTAACTTACAATATGATGCAGACAACGCATACTATGCAGCTTTAAATCAGATCAATAGTGTACCACAAGCATACGGTCAATCTGAAGCTGCGGCTTGGATAAACCAAGCAAGTAATGTAGGTGACTCAGTAAGCACTTGGTATAAACTAGGTGGAAGGTATGGTAAGAAGGATGGTAAAGGTGAAAATAAATTTTACACAGTTGAAGCTTAAAACATAAAGTTAATTGAAATATGGCAGAACGTAGAATAGGGTTGAGGCCTGTCCAATCTACTCAACAAGTAGATATAAGTGGACCTACAAGAATCTCGTCTTATGCACCTAAAGCAAACCCCGTGGGGAATACTAAACAAGAGCAACTAAGTAAAGCTCTTATGAGACTTGCTCCCTCTCTTACGGAAGCACTGTCAACAGGGTATGAAGCGTATAAAGGTGAAGAGATTAAACGAGGACAGACTGCATTTAATACACACGATCCTAAGAGTAGGGAATGGCATTTAAAAAAGGTCAAGTCAGGTGAGTTAGAAGCTACTGAAAATCCACACTTTGTATATGGATACCAACAAAGATTTCTTAAAAGTCTTACAAGAGATTATGTATTAGGAATCTCTCAGTTACTTAATAGTACGGATCTTACTGAGAATGACCAAGCGTTAACCGATGCGTTCCAAGATTATGATCAAAAGTTTAATCTTCAGTACAGTATCGCTTCCTTTGATAAAGGATTAGTTAACAGTGTTCTTGTACCAAGAATGGATACCGCTAAAGAAAGCGTTATGCAGAATTGGGATGCACGTAGGAAAGCAGTAATTGAACAAGAAGCATGGAGTAATTATCAGTCCTCTGCAAAAGAAATATTACAAAGGTTACTAGATAAGAACATATCTTTTGAAGAACTTGGTGCAGAATACATAGAAGATATAGATGAATTTCTAGGTATACAATCTATACACCAAAGAATTAAAAATAGAAAAGTAGTTATAGATCTCCCATTACTTGAAGGAGAAAAACCTGATAAGACTAAAGGTAAACGTAAAAAACCTAGAAAACTTACAGATAAAGAATATGAAGAAATAAGAACAAAATACCGTTCAGACTTTGCGAGTGCATTTGAAGCAAGAAAAAGAGGTGGTAATGTAACTAGTAGACAATTAGAAGAACTAGTTACTTCTACCACAAATATACTTGAAGATACTAGTTTAGACCCAAGTTGGAGAATGGGATTAATCCAAGAGTCTCGATCTAAGTCGGCAAAACTAATAGCTACTCAAAGTAAAGAAGAACAAGACAAAGAATTACTAGGTGTAGCTGGTGATATTATTATGTTTCAAGATGCATTAGAACAAGAGATCCAAGCAATGGGTCAAGAGTCTGGTAATGTTACAAAGGCTAACGAATTAGCAGTAGAATCAATAGCTAACTTAGCCATTGAACATAGTAGACCAGAGTTACTTAATTTAGTTCATGTTATTAAAACTAAAGATGGTGCATCGTATGGTAATACTGTTTACTCTGTTAATAAAGTAGCACAAGCTAGAAAACAAATTAAACAGAATGAAACTACTGCTTTTGATAGAACACTAAGATTAGAAAAACTACTAAAAGAAAAAACAATAGATCATCTTTCTAGTAATTTATCTAGTATGTTGATAGATAATAAGGTAACTGAAGTTGAAAAAGAATCAAGGTTCAAGGCATCAAGAAAATTGTTCTTTGAACAAGGTACTGAAGGTATTACAGCATGGAATACTTTAGATAAACTATATAATACTGAAAATGAAGATCTTCGTGAAACAGAATGGGCAAGATTAGAAGAAGATATATCACTAGGTAACCTATCAGATATTGAGTTTATTAGTCAGTTCCACGCTTTAAATGCTAAAGCTACCCCTAAAAATAAAAGAGACTTTAATGATTACAATCGTATACAACAAAGTAGTAAACGGTTAAACCAAGTATTTAAAGATGGTTCAGGTGCAAAGAATGCACTAAAATATGGACTTAACTATATATTAGGAAGAACACTAGGTTCAGATACAGAAGTAAATGATTGGCGTAGTTTTATTGCAACTTTAAATAGAACTAATCCTCAAGATCTTAGTAGGTATGAAGCAGGACTACAGTTTCGGAGCCAATTAAAAAGGAGGTTACTATCACATTATAAGACAATACAAGATAATGATACTAATTTAAGTGAAGCAGATTTATTAGATAGTGTAGACGAACATGCAACTAAGATATTTAAAGAAACAGTAGAAAGTGTATGGACTGAACCTACTACGGAAGATACTACTAAACCTCCAAATCAAACAAATATATTAAAGAACCCATATCTTTTAAATAAAGATGAAGAAGTAGGTGTCAACCCTCAAGAAGTAGTGAACTATGTTAATACATATCTTAATGATTATGTAGATAATGGTGAAGATTGGACTGATAGAAACTGGTCTAATAATTTTGATGATTTAATGGTAAGATTACTTGAAGCAGAAGATGTAGAATCAAAAGCACTTAGTGTTAGTGCTAATTCTGCTACTGGAATGGAAGATATTTTAGGTAAGATATTAACTGATTTAGCATTACATTGGAAAGATCATCCAATTACAAGTAAAAATGGTAAAACAGTAAAGTTTAGTGAATGGGTTAAAGAAATAACAAAGGAGTCTAAGTAATGAAAATTAACAGAGACTCAGAAATGTATAAAGAGTTCCAGCCTGAAGAAGAAACTTTTCTAGACCAAACAAGCAACATAGGTAAACAATTAGGTTCAGATACTTTCGATACTGCATACGGTGTAGCACGTGGTGTCAACCGTATTCCTGCTGAAACTCTTAGTAACTTTAACTCACTCTGGGATGCTGGTGGTGACTTTATGTTTGGTGAAGGTGATTACAGATCAAACACAGTCGATAGCATGGTCAGCCTTTGGAGTGATACGTTTGTAGGACCGCAACCTAAAACTACTGCTGGTAGATTAACTGAAGGATTATCTAATTCTTTAGCTACATTTGCACTCACACGTAGATTTATTCTACCAAAGAGTATGTCCAATACAGCAGGAGGATACATGGCTGCTGAAGGTGGTGCTTCTATTATGAGGAACCCCTATGAAGAAAGTCTGATGCACCTTGCTGAAGAAGCAGGACCAGAGTTCAGCAAACCGTTATTTGAGTATCTCTCAGTAGATAAGGATGACCACATCATTGAAGCAGTACTCAAGCGTTCTATTGAAGACATGGGGGTGGAAGGGTTAGCTGAAGGATTTCTTACTACACTACGTTACTACAAGAAATGGAAGAACACTGGTGATGTAAAGAAGCTAGAGAAACTTGAGAAACAAATGAGTGGAGAGATCCAGAAGATATTAGGAGGAAAGAATCCTAGATCTACTGATACTCCAGACCCAAGTACACCAATATTAGATACTGAAGAAGTAGCTGAAGCATCCGTTAAACCCACAGGTAAACCAGAAGCAGATAGTGATGGTTTTACTGATAATGAGTTGGAAGACCTTATAGTAAAGATAGGTGATGGAGACTACGATAACGTAGGACAAGACTACTTCAGAAGAAAGAAGAAGTATTATAAAGAAGCAGAAGCACCTGAAGATGTAAATCGACTTAGGTTTGCAGATGATGAAGACATCATGGGTGTGTTCAATAGTTTTGAGAATGCTATTAAAAGAGCACGTGATGAAAACAGTATAGCAAGAGATGATTGGGATGATGTTGTTGAAGATTCCCTTCAGATGCTTAATGACCTTGGTATTCCTAAGTTAACTAAATTAATTAAACAACGTGCTAAAGGTGGTAGTTCTGAAGTAGGAGGAATTAATCAGTTATCACGTGAATTAGTAGCCACTAGGTTTGCTTTAGATTGGTGGTTTGATGAATATGATCAAGTAAGTAAAGCACTTACTAAAGCTACCAATGTAAGAAAACAAAACCAACTTCTTCTTAGGTACGATGAGTTAAAGAAGATGGGTAAAGATGTTGGTGAACT